CCTCCTCCAGGAACAAAACTTAAAGCCGCGAGTATTGCATCAATTTTTTCTCCATTCGCCCAATTCATCCATCCAGTTAAACCAGTAATCACACCATTTATTATATTCCCTAATCCAATTTTACCACCACCAGGAGGTCGAGTTCCTCCACCTCCACCTCCGGCAGGAGGTGTTCTATTACCACCTCTAAACGGCAAAGTAATCAATGATGCGGCGGCGGCAAGTGGTTTTGCTATCAATAATCGTGTAAGTCCAAATGCAATTCTTGAAATTGTTCTTGTGATTAAACCAAATCCTGCCTTGATGGCAATAAATCCACCAACAACAAGTCCAACATTTTTTAGAATGTTATATTTAATATCATTGAATTTTTCGGTATTATTTTCTTCACTTGCCTTAAGTGCCTGAATGGTTTGATCTGTTAACCATCCACCAAAAAGAATACTAAGTGCAGCACCTACTCTTCCAAAAAGATCTTGTACTTTTGGAACTAATTTTTGAACTGGTTCTGTGACGGCATTTTGTATTTTTTGTTCTAGGGCATTCTCTTTTCCAATTCTTACTTGACGCTCAGTAAGTTTTCTTTCATATTCCTGATCATTTTTAATTTTATTTTGATCAGTTGTCTGATCTTGATAAAACGATAACGATATTTTAGATATATTTTCACCTAATCTGCTGATATCATCTCGAAGTGATTGAATACTCGAATTGATTGAGGTGTATATTGTTTGTTGCTTCTGAACTAAATCCGCATTCTTTGCGTCTTCTTCATCCTTTTGTCTTTTAAATGCATCGGAATTAATCACCGATGTTCTTAAAAGAGTATTTCTTACAGTAGATCCCGTTTGAGGGTCAACTCCGGATGTTCCTAGTTGCTGGGAATCTACATCAGCCATTTTGGTTCTTTAGGTTTTCTTCTTCGATGTACTGCTTGAGCAATGAAATATAAACTTCTCTTTCCCAGGGAATCATATCTCCCAGTTCAGTCAATGAGTATTTATGATGTTGAAGTAACGAAAAGTTTGTTTTATAATAAGATTCTAATGTCTCATGAGACATGCTCAACCGAAAAAACTAGGTAACCCTTCAATAACAACCTTACTCACAACTTCTGTATTTGGATTTTTAATTTCAAGAATATGAGAAAGTTTTGGAATAGTTTCAAAGAACTTTTCAATTTGTTTGAATTGTAATGGAGTTAATTTTTCTACAAATTCCATAAGTTCTTTCTTTGTGCAATCAGATGCAGACCAAGATTCATCACTATTATAAACTTGTTCAATACAAGACACAATTAAATCAAATGTATCATCAACACTCACATTAGGTTTATTTTCATCATTAAACTGAGTTGCAAAGTTAGTTCGAATGAATTCATCCAATGAAGGATATTTCATACGAAGAACAAGATCATCTCCAAGTTTAATATCTCTAGAATGGTCTTCATCAATTTGAATTTGAATATCATCCAAATTAATACTTACAGGAACCTGAGTTTTACCATCATCTGGACAGGTAATTAGAATATCGACATTTTCTCCAACAGATTTTCCACGAATATTCAAAAACAAATATTCAATATCAAATGTAGATAACTGATCAACCTTAATTCCTTTGGTTAAAATACAGTTTGAAATTGTGGTTTTAACGGCATCTGAAATTTGTTTAATATCCTCGCTTTCCATTGCAAGAATCAGAATCTTTTCTTCCTTCACTAAAAATGGTCTATATTTAATTTCTTTTTGAATTGAAGGAATTTTCAGAGTATATTGTGGAGTTGGAACACTAGGTAATGGCATAGAAATTATAAAGTATCATATGGTTATTTATTGCCCTTATTAACACCATATAAGTTCTCATATAGAGTCTTATCTGATGGATATAATTCAACACCATTTGATGGAATTGATCCGGGTGATCTTGGTACTAGTCTTGGACGAGATTGAGGTTGAGATTGAGGTGCAGGAGTGTCTTGCTTTTGATTTGGTTCTTTATTATTATCCTGATTTTGAATAATATCTATACTTAAAGATTTTCCAATCACATAACGATCAATTTTAAATGATACGGACATCTTCATAACATCAGATTGTCCATATGCAACAGGAATTGATGCAATATTATAAGGATATAATCCAATGAATGTATATTCAATTTCCTTTTTATAATCTCTATCAAATTTTATAATTCTTGTCTTGTTTGATTTGTAATATTCTGGATATTGAAGACGAATAATATAACCAGTATCGACATTTTGAGAAATTGGACTCAATTTACTTTGAATCGGATTACTGGATCCACTTGCAATAAATTCCATCCAGTGCTCAAGAAATTTTAGTGTCTTATAATTACTATCTACATAAAATTCAAGACTTATATCTTGATAATTTCTTGCATTCGCAAATGTCTCGGTAATTCCCGTATAGTTCTGAACATTTACTGTTGAGAGTTGAGTGGTTGGAAGAAGAGCATTATAACATAAAAGACCGGCATCCTCGGAGGTAAAACGAGAAGAAATACCTCTTTCATTTAAATATGATGTAAGTTCATTTGGAAGACCACCAAACTTCACTTCATAATGTGAAGTCTGTGCAAGATTTCTGAATAGTGGTGCAATATCCGATATTCTGCGGGGCTTTACCACTCCTAAATACCTATTATGAGTTTTATTGTATTACTATTTAGATGTCATATAAAGGAAAATACAAACTCAAGAACCCTCAAAAATATAAAGGTGATCCTTGCAATGTGATATACAGATCACTATGGGAAAGAAAATATATGGTGAAATGTGATACTGATGAAAATATTTTAGAGTGGTCTTCAGAAGAGATCGCCCTTCCATATCGATCTCCTCTGGATAGAAAAATACACAAATACTATCCCGATTTTCTTATAAAAGAGAGATTGGCAGATGGATCAATCAAAAAATATCTTGTAGAAATTAAACCAAAAAAACAAACAACTCCACCACCAGTACCAAAAAGAAAAACCAAGGGTTATATTTTTGAGGCAATGGAATATGCAAAAAATCAGAGTAAGTGGGAGGTTGCAAGAGAATGGTGTGCGGACAGAGGATATGAGTTCAAAATTTTAACAGAAGACGATCTTAACATAAGAAGATGATTATCACAGGATACGAAAGACCTCTTGAAGAGTATTCTAAGAACGAATTAGTTGCAATTGCAGATAGATATAAGATTTATTATGAATCTGCAACTGGTATTGGAAGAATGGGAGGTTATTCAAAACTTACCAAAGAAAAACTCATTGATATGATCAAGAATGATCGGGATTATCAAAGAGAAGATCCTCGTGGAAAAAGACCACCACGAAATCCTAAAGATCCTAGAGATACTATTAATCGCTCTAATCGTTTTCATGCTTATAAAGAGTCTCTGAAAGGTAATGAAACTCCAGAAGAACTGATGGATGAAATATTAAGACTTGCCGAAGGAACAGAAAGAAAAATTATTCAATCAGGGAAGTATTATACCTTTGTTTATTATGCAAAAACTCCTCGAATTCGTTATGATCGTCATCCATTAATTAAAGGTGGAGTCATTCTCCCAAAAGGTTTTAATGGATTTAATTTTCATTGGAATAAGATTCGTCAATATAATTCAATTCCAGAAGAAAGTTGCCTCATGAGTCCAATTTATGAAGTGACGGGATCTGAATTTGCGACTCTGAGAAGAATACCCTATCGAAAAATAGTTCAGAACTAACAATAAATAGTTAGAAAAATAAATGAATCCCCAGACACCGACTTTTAGATACCCACTTAAAAATATTGAATCTGGTGATGATTACTTTAAGATTCATATACTAAAATATCAACCTCCAGGATTAGGACAACCTGGTGGATTTGCTCTGAGAACATCTGAACAGGCATTGGATGAGGCAGGAATACAGGGTCAGGCAGGAAGCATCACAAAACCTTTGGCATACATTATACTTCCAATGCCGTCTAATATTGCAGATAATAATTCTGCAGATTGGTCATCTGGTACAATGAATCCTGTTACCGCAAATCTTGGTGCAGCAGCTTCTAATGCAGTTTTAAGTAGTAATATATTTACTTCACTTATAGAATCTGCAAAAAATCTTGGAGTGGATCTTAATGAGGCAATTAAATCTGGTCAAGGCCAAAAAGCAGTGGCGGCAGGGGCAGCCTCAGCGGCAATTGCGGCAGTATTAGGACAAGGTGACATAAATCAAGTCATTTCAAGAGCAACTGGTCAGGCATTTAATCAAAATGTAGAACTCTTGTTTAATGGAGTCGCAATGAGAACTGCATTTTCATTTGTT